GGCGTCGTTGGCCCATGAGTTGGCCCCGTTGCGGCGTCGTCTGGTTCCGGTTGTCGGTGGTGACATGACGAAGGCGTGCGGCATGTTCTTCGATGATGTGGCCGAGGCCCGGTTGCGGGTGAAGCGCCACAGCCGTTTGGATGCGGCGGTTGCCGGGGCGGCCCGCCGGTTTGTGGGTGACGCCTGGAAGTGGGTGCGGCGGGACTCCACGGTGGATATCACGCCGCTGGTGGCGGCAACGGTCGGTTTGTGGGCGGCGATGTCGCCGGTTGCGAAGCCGAGGGTGCATACGTTGAAGGAGGCCGGCAGGTGAGTTTCTGGACTTGGCTGCTCGGCGATACGGGCGGCATCACACCGAATGCGAATGAGCCGCCGCCGCCGCCTGGGACGGTTGGCGTGACCGGTTGGACGCCTGGCGATCCGGACGGTGTCGAGTTCGAGAACGAGGCGACGTTCACGCGGGCGTTGCCGTCGCCGTCGCCGTCGCCGTGGTCGGGCTGGCCGGCCGAGTGGAGGGTGCCGAACTGGGATTTCGGTTCCCGTTTTAACGAGCTGGTCGATGTGGCGTGGGCGTGCCTCGACTTGAACTCGAGTGTCCTGTCGGCGATGCCGGTGTACCGGACGAGGGGTGGCCTGGTGATCGAGGCGGCGTCGTGGATGTCGAATCCTGATCCGACGATCTACACGTCGTGGCACGAGTTCGCCAAGCAACTGTTCTGGGACTACCAGACGGGCGAGGCGTTCGTCCTGCCGGTGGCCCGCGGGTTCGACGGGTATCCGTTGACGTTCCGGGTGGTGCCGCCGTGGATGATGCACGTCGAAATGTCGGGCGGGGTGCGGGTGTACCGGCTCGGTGGCCTGTCGGGCCCGGACGTGTCCGACGAGGTCTTGCATGTCCGGTACAAGTCGACGACCGACAACCCTCACGGCGTCGGCCCGTTGGAGTCGGCCGGCGGGCGGATGTTGACGGCCGGGGTGCTCGCCAAATATGTGCGGGAGATTGTGACGACTGGCGGTGTGCCGGCGTACACGTTGGAGACCGATCAGTCGTTGTCGGAGGACGAGGCGCAAGATCTGCTGAATCAGTGGGTGGCGTCGAGGGCGGCGAATCTTGGGGCGCCGCCGGTGTTGGACAACAACGTCACGTTGAAGTCGCATCAGGCGATGTCGCCGAAGGACATGGCGATGTTGGAGATCGCCCAGTTCACCGAGGCCCGTATCGCCGTCCTGTTGGGGGTGCCGCCGTATCTCGTCGCGCTGTCGCAGACCAGTGACAGCGTCCCGTATGCGAACGTGTCGCAACTCTTCGACTTTCACGACCGGGCATCGTTGAAGCCGAAGGCGACACGCGTCATGGCCGACTTGTCCGGGTGGGCGTTGCCTTCGACGCAGTGCGCCGAGTTGAACCGTGACGAGTACACGCGGCCGCCGTTCGCGGAGCGGGCCGACGCCTACGTCAAGTTGGTGGCGGCGGGGATCATGTCCGCCGAAGAGGTGCGTACGGCGGAACGTTTGAACGGGCCGGCACCGGCACTCGCGCTCACCGGTGACACCGCCACCCAGCCGATCATGGAAGGCGTGAGCTCATGACGCCGAACAATCCCGAGATCCTGGTACGCAACGACGCCGTCATCGCCGACGTCAACCAGCGGCAACGCCTGGTCGATCTGATCGCCGTTCCGTGGGATCAGGAGGGCGACGTGGTCTGGCATGGCGACATCTGGCGGGAATCGTTCCAGCGGGGCGCGTTCGACGGCATCGAGGCGCATGCCGGCCGTATCCGGGTGAATCGGGAACACATCAAGGGTGACACGGTCGGGCGGGCCGTGTCGTTGGACCCGTCGCACAGCGACGGGCTGTTCGCCCGGTTGAAGATCGCGGCGACGCCTCGGGGTGACGACACCCTCGAGCTGGCCGCCGACAATATGATCTCGGCGTCGATCGGCTACTACGTGAAGGAGCCCAAGGACGTCACGGTGAACCGGCGCCAGATGACGCGTCGGGTGTTGCGGGCGTTCCTCGATCATCTCGGGATGGTCGAGTCGCCCACATTTGTGGGAGCCCGGGTGCTGGCTGTTCGTGAGGATCAGTCCGGGCTCGCAACGAGCGACGAGCCGTTGTATGCAGCACCAGCGTTGGATGACGCGATGAACAACCCCACGTTCCTGTGGGCCGCGTCGCGGGTCGCACGTCTACGCGACGAATAAGAACACAGAACCAGTTCCCCGGTGTGCGGGGAATCACGGGCCGCCGGGTGGGTGGTGTCGAGGGTTGTGCCCCCCTATCCGCCTTGAAGGAGGCCAATTATGGCGAACAGCCATGCCACCGACGCCATGATCCGGCGTCTCGAAAAGGAAGTCGAAGAGCGCCACATGTCCGCTCAGGCGCTCATCGGGAACGCGGAGAGTGCGTCGCGTGACTTGAACGACGCAGAGAAGGAAACTCTCGCCGGGCTCGAAGCGCGCATCAACGAGATCAAGCCGCAGATCGACCAGCTCGAGAACATGGCGACGATCGCCGGTCAGGTCAACGACCGGCTGCGCCAGATCGACGTGGCGACGTCCACGGCCCGTCATTACGGGTCGAACCCGGTCGAGTACCGGTCGGCCGGCGCGTACATGCTCGACTACCTGCAGGCCCAGTCGGGGAGTCGGGCGGCGGCGGAACGGCTCGAGGTGTTCGAGCGTGCCGCGGCGCACCAGAAGACGACGGACAACTTGGGGATCGTCCCAGATCCGATCATCGGTGACGTCGTCAACTTCATCGACAGTGCCCGCCCGGTGGTGTCGTTCCTCGGAGCGAAGAACATGCCGTCGGCGACGTGGTATCGGCCGAAGGTGACGCAGCACACACTCGTCGCAGCGCAAGGGTCCGCCGGTGCGGCAGCCGATGAAAAGGCGGAGTTGACGTCGCAGAAGATGACGATTACCCGGCTCACCGGCACCGCCGTCACCTATGGCGGCTACGTCAACGTGTCACGCCAGAACATGGACTTTAGTTCGCCGGATGCGATGGACGTCATCATCAACGACCTCGCCGCCCAGTATGCGATCCAGACGGAAGCCGCGGTGTGTACGCAGATTCAGGCGGTCGCCAACAACATCGAACTGGCCCCCGTCGCCACCGGTACGAACCCGTCGGCTTCTGAGCTGACGGCGGCTCTGTGGACGGCGGTCGGGAACATCTACACGGCGACGAAGGGCATGGGCCGCCTCGCTGTGGTTGTGGCCCCGTCGCAGCTCGGTGCGTGGGGCAGCCTGTTCAACCCGGTGAATCCGACAAACGCCCAGTCGTCCGGTTTTCTGGCCGCCAACTTCAATCAGGGCGTTATGGGCTACGTGTCCGGTGTCCCCGTCATCGTGTCGGCTGGCTATCCGGTCACCGCGAACCACTTCGGGTCGGTGTTTTCGTCGGCGGCGATCGAGGTGTACGAACAGCGGGTCGGTGCCCTGCAAGCGACTGAGCCTTCGGTGCTCGGTGTCCAGGTCGCGTATGCCGGCTATTTCACGCCGATCACGATCGAGTCGACGGGCATCCGACGCATCGTCAACCTGACCTGATCCCATCCAGGGTTCGTGCCGGTGGGTGGCCTCCTCCTCTCACCGGCACGACTTCACTTCAAAGGAGACGTGAATGTTCATCACCAAGTCCGGTTCCGTCGTCGGTTCCGTCGACGTCGCCGCCCTCACCGATCACGCCGCCACGCTCGGCATCGACACCGACGGACTCACTCAGGATGAGTTGGTGACCGCCGTCAACGCGCATGCCGCCGACGTCGTTGTCGAAGATGACACCGACGACGACGACGACGCAGAGGATTTGTCGAAGTTGTACAAGTCGGAACTCGTCGAACGGGCTGAGGCGGCCGGGATCGACACGACCGGCATGTCCAAGGCCGAAGTCATCGACGCCCTCGAGGCGTCGGAAAGTGAAGGCACCTGATGGCGACCTCCGTATTCCGCCGCGACCATCTGCTGCGTCGGTTGACGACACCGGCGTCGGTGTCGACCGACTACACCGGCAGGGCGACCACGGCGACCGCCGACCACCTCGGCCGCAACCTCGTCGCGATCGACTGGCCGGGCGCGGTCGCCGTGTCCCTCGGTCAACTCATCGACGTCGCCGCATCACGGATCGTCTATCAATGCACGGTGGCCGGCACTGCTGGGGCCGCTGCGCCGACCGCGCCAGGTGTCGGCAACACCGTCGTCAGTGGCACGGCGACACTCTTGCAGCTCACCAACGGTTGATCCGTGAGAACGCGGAATGTTGGGTGATTCCTACGCAAGCACAGTCGAGCTCGAGTATCGGCTCGGTTCGGATGACGACGGCACGTTCGGGGACATCCTCGCCGCCGCGTCGCGGGCCGTCGAGTCGTTCACCCGCCGCCAATTCAACAAGACGACGACCGCCACGGCGCGCCGGTTCCGTCCGTTGGATTGGCGGCGGCTGCCAGTCGACGATTTTCACACCGCCACCGGACTGGTCGTGAATTCCGACGGCGCCGTCTGGGATCTCGCCGACGTCGATCCGCAACCGTGGAACGGGACGGTCGACGGGCAGACCGGTTGGCCGTTCTTCAACCTGTACGCCGTCAACCGATCCTTTTCGGCGGCGGCGACGATCACCGTGACCGCACAGTGGGGATGGGCCGCCGTGCCCGCCGGGATCAGGGAGGCGACACTCGCCGTCGCCGAAGGCATGCATTCCAAGGCGCCGGGCAAGACACGAGCCTTCGCCATCGACGGCTATTCCGAGTCGTTCGTCGTGGAGGGTGAAGAGTTGGGGGCGTACACGTCGGCGGAGCCGTACCGGCGGAAACGGTTCGGCATCGCGTGAGCCTCGAATCGGCGATTGCCCGTTTCCGCATCCGGCAGCGAGATCAGTTCCGTGATGAGGCGACGGTGTCCCGCCCCAACCCGGGCGGTGCGATGGCCGCCGGCGACGTGTGGATTCCGACGGCAGCAGCCCCCGTCTATTCGGGGCCGTGCCTGATGCGGGCGTTCACCTGGGAAGGCTCCTCGACGGTGTCCGGTGATCAAGAAGTCCGGTTGCGGCGGCTGCGAGCCAAGTTCCCGGTCGACACCGACATCGAACGGGACGACGTTGTCGTGCCGACCTCATCCACCTACGACGAATCTTTGCCGGGTGTCGCCTTCCGGGTAACCGACGCCTTCCGCGACGGCTGGCAGATCTGTCGGGTCGCCATCCTCGAGGAAGTAACAGAATGATCCACCTCGACATGGACGAGGTCGACGCCCTCGCCGCGACGTTGGCGACGGCGGGCCCGACGATGGCGGCGACGTCGGCGAGCATCGTCGCCGCCGAAGCCGAGGCGGTACGGGCCGACGCCTCGGCGAGGGCACCGGTGCTCACCGGGGCGCAGGCCGCCGGCTACTACGTGAAAGACACCGGCGACGGCAAGATCGTCACCAACGACGTGCGCGAAGCCTTCTACCAAGAACTCGGCACGTCGAGGATGCCGCCGCACCCGGCCCTGTTCCCGGCCGCCGAAGCCGGCGGCGCCCGCCTCGGCAACAAACTCGAAGCGGCGACAGGACTGGCGTTATGACCGCCGTCACGTTCCGGGGCGCCGACCTCACCGCCGCCGTCATCCACGCCCTCGAGCTCGCCGGGTACACCGTCGGCGACGGCGAAGCACCGAAAGCGGCCGGCTGGCAGGGCGCCCTCGGCGCATCGAACTATGTGCCCTACACCGTCGTGCACCCGATCCCCGGCGGCATCACCGACGGCACCATCGCCGACCCGAACGTCGACGTCGCCGCCGACTACCAGATCATCTCGGTCGGTGCGACGCGGGTGCAGGCCGAGACGGTCGGCGACGGCGTCCGGGCGGTGATGTTGCAGACAAGGTTCCCGCTGTCGGGTGGGCGCAGCTTCATCCACATCCATTTCGACATGACCGGCGGCGCCATCCGCGACGACACCGTGCAGCCGTCCGTCTACTACGTCACCGACCGTTACCGGTTGTGGACCGTCCCCACCTAAGAACCCGCCCACAGGCCCCTACGTGGCCCGTAGAGGCACGCAAACCGTCAGGAGGACCACAGATGGCCGTCATCCACCATGAGGCGCTGGGCGTCGAAAAAGACGTACCCGAGCAGACCGTCGAAATCTGGACCGAACCGCCACCCGGCCCCGGCTGGGTCGAAGGGCCGGCGCCGTGGCCCCGCGACGACTACGGCGTCCCCCACAAACCCGACGACGACGACCAACCTGCCAAGGCGAAGAGCGCCAAGGCCGAACCGAAGGAGTAGCCGATGGCGCTCATCTCTCCGCAAGCCGTCACCGTCACCGGGCTCGCCCCCGTGTTTTCGGCGCCGACAGCATCCGACACACTCGTCCCCAACGACCGCGGCGTCTACATCGTCCGAACGACCGGCACGACCACGAACGTCGTGATGGTCGTCCCCGGCAACGACACGTTTGGGCAGGCCCGCCCTGACGTGACCGTCGCCGTCGCTGCGACATCAGTGCATGCGATCCCGCTGACCGCCTACCAGGGCGCTGTAGACGCTTCAGGCACGGTCACCGTCACCCACTCGGGGGCGTTGACCGGTGTCACCTCCTGCTACCTGCTCATCTGAGCAACACGCCCCCCCGACCGTCCGGCCGGAACCGCAAACACCCCTAGGCGCGGTTCCGCGCCGACATCGAAGGAGAACATTCAATGGCCCGTCAAGTTTCCGAAGGCAAAACCAATGTGTACTGGTGCACGGCGATCGCCAGTAAGACGGCGCCCACCGTCGCCGAGATCACCGCCGGCACGGCCATCGTCGGATTTACGACGAAGGACGGCATTCAGGTCAACATCAACGGCAACAAGGTCGACTCGGCGACCCTCGCCGAAACGTTCGACGCTCAGGTCGTCGGATCGTGGGGCGCCGACGTCTCGCTCAAGCTGTTCCGTGACAACACGGCCGACACCGCATGGAACCTGGCGGTGTACGGCGCCAATGGCTTCCTGGTCATCGACCGGTTCCGCAACTCGGGCACCCTGCCGTCGGTCGGCAACAAGGTCGAGGTCTGGCCGGCCCAGATGGGGCAGCCGGCGCCGGGGAACACGGCCACCAACGAGGTGATGACCTTCGAGTTGCCGTTCGCCATCACGTCGATCCCCAGCTTGACGGCGACCGTCGCCTAGATGGCCGGCATCGACGACATCCTCGCCGAAGCCGAAAACCCCGCCTACACGCGGGTCACCGTCGCCCGCATCCTGCTCAGGCAGGACATGCTCGGCACCCACGCCGAGCTCGAGGCCGAGCTGGCCGAGGCGGTGGACGCCGACCTCCGCGAAAACCGGGCGCCGCAGGCACCGGCGATCTCGGCCCGCATCCTCGACTATGAAGCCGAGATCGAAGCGGCCAAACGCGAGTTCCGGTTCAAATGCATCGGCCATCGGGCCTGGGCCGACCTGATGGCGCAGCATCCGCCGACCAAAGAACAGTTTCCCCCTCCCC